CGTACTAGACGACAAAACCCTTACAGTCACATGAAGTTACAACTCCTCCAGCCATAACTGTAAAGCACACACAGAGTGGGATTACTTAAAGCAAGAGATAATATATTTCTCTGTATGCACTTTACGATTATGTCGAAAAAAAAGGCAAGCAGTGTCCACTACCGTACTTTCCTGAATATCGAAAAAAAGTATTAATAAAATCACTGGTTATTTCGGAGGTGGATATTAGATTTCAATTGTTAAACGAAACATCAACGGGTTATTTGAGTGTTTTTCTACGACATTTTATTCTGAATAAGTCGTTTGCACGATAAAATTCACTACCCCCCCCCTAAATCTCTGCTGGTGAAGACATACGGAAGAAATCAACAGGAGAGCACACTCCCCCCCTTGCTAGTTGGGTAGTGTGCTTTTCTGTTAGATGGTATGAACAACCCCTCACACCTAAAAAAATTAAACACTTCCTAAATGGAAGAGCTATCAGTTTATGATGGTGAGCCAAACACTAATCGTAATTTCGCGACATAACATAGCTAAAAAAGCTACGCCAGCCAATTAAAATGTCGTTTTAAGTAAAGATACATAAGCAAACAAGAATCATTGGCGTTGCAATCACTCTAAACAGGTTACGATAGTTTTTGCGTACGCGTTAGTTTTTTAGTTATCTTAGAGTTAACAGGAATCAATCTAACAAGCAGGACATTCAACAATGGCAAGAAAACGCTTTTCATTTGATTTTTATCAATGCAATACAATTAGCACGGATGCTAATGCAGTAGTTAACTCGCCAGTAGGTGTGTTTTCTCAATTATTTGAAAAATACTGCGATTCAACCGAAAGAACAGTGCGACAAGTTGATAATAAACTAGTCGAAGTCCGTTTTATGGAAAGAACAGACTACGGATTTAGAGGCGTTATTGGTAAGCACCGAGCAATTGATCTTCCTCATGTAGCTATTGCTGGAGGGCAGGAAAGGGAAATTATATTGGAAGAAAATGAGAACTTATTAGAAAAAGCTTATTTTCACTTTTACTCTCAAGACTCGGTCTTACTGATTCAGAGGAATCGTTTCTGTTACGGCTGGCAATTATTGAGCAAATATCTTTCTAATAGTTCGCAGAACACTACCATTAATCCAATAATTCAATCTAGCAGCCTACAGTGGTTAATGCGTAATGAAGTCCAAATAAAAACGTTAGCAATTGCCATTGCTAGGCCAACTAATAAGCAACTATTTGAAAATGTCGAACACGATTTCAACAACGCTTTGATAGCTACGCTGAATGGAACGAACTCGGCCAAAGTCAATCTCACACTAAGAGGCGATGGACGTTCTGAAGATCCTGAGGCGCGATATCTTGGCTCAAGACTAAAACGAGCTCTTACTGAAACACTTGAGACTTTTGAAGTGGACAAATTGCAGCTTGAAACACAAGACATTGAAACAGGTGTCCAACACCCAATAGACCTAATCGCAGATAAGTTAGTCTATCATTGTGATGTTGAGCTTGGCGGGCGGTATCCTCACACCGCGAGCATTTGGGAGGCGTTAACGCAAGCAAAAGATAGCAAAGACGATGAATTAGCGGCATACTTTGGACTAGCGGATCAAAGAGTTAATTAATCTGAGGCGATGATATGAAAAAGGAGAAGTTAAAAAAACTGGCTAACAAGGCTTATATTGTAGCCTCTTTTATATTTTGTATCGTCGCCTGGCCCCTCTCGGCTCAGTTATCCTTTACTCAAATACAACCAATTGCATCTGCAATATCAACATTTGCTGGGATTCTGTTTGGCTTTGTGCTTGGTTCAATAACTCTTATTGCATCCGCCAAAGACAACACTCTTATAAGAAACATTGGCAAAACCGGTTATCTGAAAAAATTCACTGAAGAGATGCACTCGACAATGGGGTGGCTACTATCCGTTTGTATTATTTTCATTATTTTGTTGTTCTTCCCAGACGTTCTGACTTTTAAGTTTCCTTTTGTTTCTGAAGCTCAAGATCATACTTATGCCCAACTGCTCCTACAGTTAGGCATCTTCGTCCTTCTTATAACATTTAAAAAATTTTATATCACTTGGTTGCGTTTAAAGGATATAACAAAACTTATGTAATTTTGCTTTCAGACATAGATCTGAGAATATGTCTAATCACATCTACAAACCCCAGAGCCGTTTGTAATTCCTTTCTAATCGTCCCATCAGAACATTTTCGTTTCTTCGCAATAGCACGCAGTGAGATACCAGTAACGAAATGAGCAATGATCAGTTCATATTCTTCAGGCTTATACTTCCTCAATCGCGCTACGCAGCAATCGATCATGATTCCCGTATCGTCATCACACTGTTGTCTTGTTTTTTTTCCGTGTGGGATAAGTCCTTTAAAACCAGCGGCAATAGGTTTCCAGTCAACACCGCAGTTGTCGGCAGCTGCCCAAGCCCCCCACCGTTCCATAACTTCATAGATGTTAAACATATTTAGCTCTCTCTTTTGCTCCCAATCACTCAGCTGACTGATGGGTGAATTCAAATCTTTCAGATACTTTGCAAACATCGAATCTTTCATCGTAACCCCTCATCTCGCCAGATTTTTTGTGTGCGGAGAATTCCTTCAGCGTGCATAAGCCGAAGTTCCTCGTAGGTGTATTCTTTGGTTTTTACGCGTCCGTCTATTACGTCATGGCAGGCATTACAGGAAATGGCACCCTGTTCATCATCAGGTTTGCATCCGGTACCACATGTACCCGCTAGGCGGTAATGTGCCAGGCACGAGGTTTCGGAATTGTGGTTACAGATGCCAGGGATTCGAATTGAGCATTCGCGCCCACGGGCCGCTTTGCGAAGGTCTGGTTTTCTATTCACGCAGCGAACTCCAGTAGCTGCATGGCTACGTTGTCGGCTTCCTGATAGTTGCGGAATTTTTTAAACAGAATGGTGTTCCACAGGACGTTAAAAACAGCCTTGTAGACCTGGAAGAATTCAGCTTCTTTCATGTTGGCGAAAGAGATAGATTTTGCTTCGCGGCGGCGGGTGCCATCAGGAAGGATAAACTCGTCGAAGAAACCCGCCTCGATGATGGCCCACTTTCTGAAGGCCTCGAAAGATTTGGTTATTGCCACCTCTTTCGTTCGCCATTGTCCGTGAGTTTCGTTGTAGACCATTTCCGTCTCAGTCAACAGATCATCATTACCGGCCATTGAGATCAGGTATCGCACGTACCCGTGAAGATATTCTTTTTCCGCAGGAGTGATCGCCCCGCCGCTGGGTGTCCAGTATTCGAACCCAAGATTAAGCAGCGCGAAGAAGCGCTTATGGAAGAGGTAGTTTCGGGCTTGCTTAACGTCGCAGTTAAGCCACACGCCGATTTTAATACGTTGCAAAAAATCGCTGGCCTCGGGCGTAGCCGTGGTCAGGGTGGTGGGTGAAGATTTAAAGAGTTGTATAATCTGTGCCATCGTTCTCTCCGGTGGCACAGTGTTTCAGCAGGGTTGTTCAGACCCGTTAAACATTATAAATCATCCCTGTCTCGGTCGTCATCTCTTCTGTGTTTATCTGGTGCAGTAAGTCTCTGGACTGCCTCGATTTGTTCCATACTCGTCACAAACTCGGAAGGACGCATCACAAAACCATCGCGGAAAGAACCGTCGCTGTTACGCCTTATGACCAGCGGCCGTGTGCTGTCGTGTATTCCCAAAATCATTTCGTCTGGTATGTACACTAGCTTTTCTCCTGTTCGTTCTTTACTGGGTTTGTTCCTTGTTCCTCCTCGCGCGTTTTGATACCTAACCGTATGTTTTAATAACAGAAAAAAAGGTTCCTGTAAGTGCACCTAAACTCACGAGATGAAAATTACTGTATACCTATACAGTGTTAATTTCCAGTTTTAAACCCTAGTTTTTGACCAAAGTTAAATAATTCATATGAATAGGTTGATTTTGGGCCACATCATTATTAGCTCGGTTTATTCGATGCGATAACTCAATATATTTAACAAGTTAGATCATATATATTTTTTCAAGCGGTATTATCAGTCTGTGCAGGTACCGTCGAACTTTGATATATCGCAAATTTAATTTGGGTCATGTATGCCATCAACCCATTCGTTTAGATAACGTTTAATAAACCACCGGAATTGTATGGATAATTACCATTCCAATTGTAGGCAAAAGGATTTTTATGTCTGAATCAAAAGGAAATTCCGGGGTAAAGAGTGTTACTTACGAGCGATTTGTCGAAGTAATCAGAAGCATCGGCACAAAGATGATTTGCCCTATTTGCACAAGCGATAATTGGGTTGTTCATGCAGAAAGAACCCGCCTAGTGGAAGGCAAAGAAACTTACACCTCAGCTGTAATCCCTTTCGGTATATCTGGCTCGCTTCCTACCCTATTACCGAAGGAAGGTGAAAATTTTCTGATATTGGTCTGCGAAGATTGTGGCTTTTCCCACTTGTTCCACTGAGAGACCTTCCTCGCTAAGGCTAAGCGGATGTATCAGGAAAATGGAGAAAGTGAGTGAGCGAAACAGAACACCTTTCACAGCAAACTGTGTTCATGGCGCAAAGACCACCACAGCATTTTAGCGCTCCAGTCATTAACCAACAACGTGAAATGGTTTTTCTTGATGCGTATAATGGAAATCCAGCAGATGGAAGGAGTATCGCCATGGAAAATCAACAAAATTGCATTGGAAAAATTGAGTTTTGCCTCGGCCTGGGTGCATCTTTGTTTGCCATTCTTGGCACCGTATGCGTCGCAGCCTGGACGATAAACAGTTCAATCAACGACTCTGCAAACAATACCAGGGCAGAACTTACCCAAACGATTAACACCACCCGAACTGAGCTTTCTGCTCGTCTGGACAGAGTTGAAGACAAGATGGACCGTATCGACTCCAAGACTGACTCAAAGCTCGATCAGATACTGACGCAAGTAACCGTAATGCAGCATTCTGTTTCCGGAAAATAACTGCCTCCCCCCAGCCTGGCTGGGGGTTTTGTTTAGCCACCCTTCCGGTAGCTTCTCCAGTCAAAATTTACCCACAATCCACTCCCCATACGAAGGCGATCAAGTGCCCTCTCACCTATGGCCTGAGTCAATTCCGCTTCCTTCAGGTTGGTCAGAATCCCAACCGGTTTTAGCATCGCAGTACGTCGATCAATAACCTGATGCAATATGACCTTTTCGTATTGTGAGTACATCTGAACGCCAACTTCATCGAGAACAAGCAAATCGACGCGCGACATCTGCTCCATCAGTTGGGCCTCTGTTTTTCCACCAGTGAACCCCGCTTTGAACTCGGTCATGAGGTCAGCTACGGTAATAATCAGAACGCTTTTGTGCTGAGCAAGGAGAGCATTTCCTATCGCTGCAGCAAGATGGTTTCTACCCGTTCCAGGGCTGCCACTGAAAACGAAACAAGCGCAGCCGGATCCGAAATTGTTCAGCCAGGACTTAGCATAAGACAACGCTTTGCGCTGGCCATCATTCTCTACCGAATAATTTTTGAACGTGCAGTTTTGATAACGTTCACGAATGCCCGAGCGCCCGAATGTCTTTTCTAACCTGGTACGGCTGTTCTCCTGGTTAAGCTTTTCTGAGTGC